GCGCGGCCGTCGCCGAGCAGCTCGCCCCGGTCAGCGCCGCGCTGGGCCTGGCCGAAGATGCCCCGGTCGCGAAGGTCGTGACCACGGTGACCGAGATGGCGACCGCGCGGCGGGAAGCCGACGAGGCCGCCGCGCGACAGGCAGTGGACACGCACCTCGATACCCAACTGGCCGAGCGGGTCGCGCAGGACGCGCCCGCCGAAGCCGCGACGAAGGCCCGCGCGACCGTGCGCCGCCTGGTCGTCGCCGAAATGCGCGAGCGGACGATCGCCGAGGCCGACCGGGCGCTGACCGCGACGCTGGGCGACGAGACGGTGACCGAGATGGTCGCCACCCTGGTCAAGGCCGCGCCGACCGGCGGCACGCCGACGATGGTGAGCCGCAGCGCCGCACCCCTGACCGCCCGGCACGGCGCGGGCGAGAGCAAGTTCGTGCGGACCACGCGCGATTACTAGGCCCGGCGAGACGACCGGATAGCGAGAGGGGACAGCGGCGATGGCACGATACTCGGATGGCAAGGCGATCGATGTGACCGCGCTCGCGGCGGTGGTGCGCGGCACCCCGGCGCGGATCGAGGGGTGGAACGGGGTCTACGTCACCGACGCGGCGACCGGCGCGTTGGTCGCGCTCGAATGCGACGCCGAGGCGCTGCACTACTTCGCCACCCCGGTCGGCGTCGGCGCGGCGCGCGGCGACATCATCCAGATCACCACGGCGGGCGCGCTGGTCGGCCCGGCAGATATCACGGCGGGGAACCGGGCGTTCGCGAAGGTCGAGAAAATCCGCGACGCGGGCGGCGTCGTGGGCGCGCGTATCCTCAACATCAGCTAGGCGGGCACTCGCCCCGTCGGGAGCGCGGAAGCGCGGGAAGGACAAACGCATGGCACTCCGGGTCATCTCGCGCGACACGCTCCTGGCGGAGCGGCGCGCAGCCGTCATCGCGGGGACACGCCGCCCGATCGAACACGCCGAATGGCCGGTCTCCACCGTGCAGGAACTGATCACGTCCTCGGACATCAGCGCCGCCGATTTCGTCGCCAACAAGGTCGAAGTCGACGTGAGCGTGGGCCGGGCCGATAACCCGACCCTGTTCGATCCGCTCTACACCATCCGCCGCGACGCCAATTTCCCCGAACTGGTGCCGACGAACATCGCCAATCCCAAGTGGGGGATCATGTTCTTCGACCACCAGGAGGGCGGCGAAATCCACTTCGGCACCCTGGCGAAGGGCGCGAAGGGCAACATCCCGATCCGCGAGGCGGCGGCAGGTATCCAGTACACCCAGCGCATGATCGACTTCAACTACTTGAGCCAGATCGAGGACAGCAACCTCGAATTCGGCCGCGCCTGGAATGCCATGCTCAACCACAAGGCGCTCGGGCCGCTGCTCACGTTCACCTACCCGGCGGCCAACATCACCGCCGCCGACGCCACGGCGGGCGTGACCTACCAGGAGCGCATCCGCAACACCCTCCGCGCGGGGCAGCGCGCCGCCAAGAACGCGCTCGCCGCCGATGGCACCGGCAAGTCGCGCGCCTGGAACTTCCTCCTCTGCCACTCGACCGACACCGCCGACATCCGCGACGCGCTGATGTATCGCACCGGGGCGAACCTCAACCCGCTCGCGAGCGTGGACGATTTCACCGTCATCGAGTACGACGGCTGGTCCACTACGCTCAACTACGGCACGGTCAACAAGACCTTCAGCTATCCCGGCGTGACCCCCAAGACGTGCTACGGCATCCGCGCCGGGACCGGGCTGGTGTTCCTCGAAAAGCTCGACCTGGCGTTCGCCAACGGCGACGCGGACCTGAGCCGCCTGATCGCGCAGCAGATCGTCGGACGCGGCTTGCACGGCTTCCTCGCCGACGTTGCCAGCACGGCGCAGAAAATGACCCTGCCCAACAGTTAGGGATCGCCTGATCTGACATGACGGGTAGACGAGAACACGGAGGCGCAGCATGACGACGAAGACTCCCGAACAACTCGAGGCGGACCGGGCCGCGAAGGCCGCGCAAGAGGTGCAGCAGGCCGAGGCGAACCGCCTGGCCGACCTACATGCCGCGCGGTCCCAGGCGGCGGGCGGCGTGACGGTCGATCCCGGCCTGGTCGATCCGGTCTCGGCGGCGTCGGCCGTCACGAACGCGACCGCGCCGGGCGTGATGACGCCGGGCAGCACCGAGCCCGCGCAGCTCCTCGTCTCGCGCGAGAAGCTGGTCCTGCCGGATGCGTCGCGCGCGCGGGCAGCGGCGGCGGCACCCCAGGGGATCACCTGTGCCGGGTGCGGCGCGACCTGGCCCGCCGAGCGCGTCGGCCGTGGGGCCTCGATCCCCTGCCTGTGCGGCAGGATTCTGGTCGTCGAGTAGGGGGCGCGCGATGCCGTACACCCTCACGATCCAGGACTTGCGGCAGGACCTGGGAGATAGCGGCGATCCGCCCGCCTTCTCCGACCCTGAACTGACCGCGCTCCTGGCGCGCGAGGGCGGCGACTATCGGCGGGCGCTCCTGCGCGGGCTGTGGCAACTGCTGACGCAGGCCGCGCGGCTGAACGCCTACACGACCGGGCAGCACCGCGAGGACAAGCAGCAGGTCTTCGACCATCTGAAGGCCCTCTACGGCATGGTCGCGGCGGAACTGGCGGGCCGCGCGCAGCAGGTGGCGATGCTCGGGATGGTCGCCGGCGAACCGGCGCGCCTGGCACCGGCGGATGTGTCGAGGTTGCTATGCCCGTACTAGCCAACTGGCTCCAACCGGCGGCGGACGCGCGGGAGGGCGAGTTGCTCGCCCGCCTGGGGCAGGCGGTGACCATTCGCCCCGTCGCGCGCCGCGCCGATGGCGGCGTCATCCGCGACGGCTATGGCAAGCCGACGTACCAGGCACCGCGCACCTACCCCGCGCGAGTGGAGGGCAAGAATCAGTTGGTGCGCACCGCCAGCGGCGACGAACGGGCGAGTACCACGATGGTCACGCTCGCGGGCGGTCCGACGATCGGCACAGAGGACAGGCTGACCCTCCCCGATGGCTCATCGCCCGGCATCGTCGCCATCGCCACCGTACCGGGCGCAAGCGGCACGCACGAAACCATCCTGTATCTGTAGGGGGGCTGTGGTTATGGCAACGGGGACGACGATTGTCATCGAAGGGCTAACCACGGCGCGGCGCGATGTGCGCGCCGCGCGCGCGCGGGTGCTCCCCGCCCTGGGGCGCGCGCTCCACGCCGAGGCCGAACCGGTCTTCGCGCGCTCGCAGGAGTTGGTCCCGGTGCTGACCGAGGAACTGAAGAAGAGCGGCGAGTTGCACCAGCCAGAGATCGGCGGCACGGATGTCTCGGTCGAACTGAGCTATGGCAACGCCGCCACCGAACTCTATGCGGAGCGGGTCCATGAGGACCTGGAGATGCCGCACAAGCCCGGCAAGAAAGCGAAGTTTCTCGAGGAGCCGTTCGTCGTGGGCGCGAAGGGGCTGGGCGAGCGGGTCGGCGCGCGGGTCGCGCGCGAGATCGGGGCCTGAGCGTGGTCCTCGATGACGTGGCGACGCTGCTGGCCCAGGCGGGGCTCGGCACGATCGGGCTGACGATCTTCTTGGCACGGCTGCCGGACTCCCCCGACGCCGCCCTGGCGATCCGCGAGTACGGCGGTCCCGCGCCCGACTACCTGTACGGCGGCGTGGACCCGACGCAGGAATGGCCGCGTTGTCAGATCGAGTGCCGCGACCCCGATTACGCCGCCGCGCGGCTCCGGATCGAGCGGTGCGCGCGGGCGCTCGGCGCGGTCAGGGAGCGCGCCGTCAACGGCACCCATTACCACCGGATCACCCCGCTCGGCCCGCCCGTCCCGCTCGGCGAGGACGAGAGCCAGCGGTCGCGGATCATCGTCAATGTGGAGTGCGCGAAGGCACCGAGCCTGTTGCCCGCCTAAGCAAGGAGGAATCCCGATGCCGAACCGGAAAAACCCCGTCGAGGCCGCCGAGCAGGACGTGAGCAAGGCGGAAAACCAGTTGGAGGCCGCCCAGGTCGCGGTCGTCGAGGCGCACCAGGAGCGCGCCGAGGCTCAGCAAGTCAGCGCCGAGACCGCGCAGGCGGACGCGCTCGACCAGCAGATCGCGGCACTTAAAGAGGCCGCCGCACTGGACGAGACGCGGATCGGCTACACGGTCGGGATGTGGGCGGGTAAGCCGCACTACGTCGCCAACGACGGGCGCTTCGACACGCTGGATGAGGACGCGATGCGCGCCTACATCCGTGCTGGTGGGCTGCCCGACCCGACCCCCCTGCCGCGTCAGACCGTCTGAGCGACACCCCGAGCGATCGAGAGCGCGCCACGACGGCGCAGAGCAGGAGTAGACGGAGATGAGCGCGAGCATGGCACAGGCCCGGAGCGGGTTCGGGACACGGTTCCAGATGGGCGACGGCGCGGCGACGGCGAGCTTCACCGTCGGCACGGGCGGCGCGGCGATCGGCGCGACGAGCATCCCGGTCGCGGCGACCACGAAGGCGCTGACGGCGGGGGCGATCCTGATCTTCGGCGTCGGCAAAAGCGCCGAACTGACGGCG